TCTCAATGCCAATTAGTTTCTCTTTTACTGAGCCTAATGCCATAGCAGTATGATAAAGAAATTCACGCTCTTTAGAACAATGTGGTTCGGTTTTTAGCCATGTAACAAAAAGATCTGATAAGATCTCTGAGTATGCTTCACCAAAGAATTGTTCTCTTTCACGTACTGAAAATTCTGCCTTACCTAAAGCAACTTGTGAGTCTCTGAAGGGTTCGACTTTGTATTCACCAGTCTCGTGATTCATCATAGGTTTTGTTCGCTTCTCGAAATTACCTCTATATTTATCCATTATTATCTCTTAAGATTCCCCTACCCTATTACTAGAGTAGAGGAGTGTTATTACATTTGTCCGGGCATTGCAGCTGGAGGACCATTGCTCTGAGGGGCACTTTGTCCCTCGGGAGACGATGCATCATTATGACCGCCTGAGATAATAAAGTCTTTAGCCATAGCTAAAATACCTTTAATATCAGGTTGCACTGGAGGTTCAACACCTTCTTTTGCAGCCATAATAGCTATCTTACCCCATTCTTGGTATGACTTGTCAAGTGCTACCATTAATTGCTTGGTATTATCCTGCATGGTATTCTTGATTTGTACATTGGTAAGGTCTACAGTAGCTTGTCTCTGTGCAATGTCAAGCATTTTAACCTTCTCTTCTAATTCCTTAATCTTTGCATTAGAATCTTCTTCATTTTTTCTTGATTGTTCAGCCATGTTCTTAAATTCAGGGGATGTGTAATCAATAAGGAAGTCTAAGGGGTCTAAGTCAAGAGCTTCTAAGGTTTTACAGGCAATACGCACAGCTGCCTCAGGATTAACTGCGGCACCAGCACCTGCTGCTTGTAGAGCTGGGAGCAGTTGTTGACCAACTAAGCCCATTTTCTTAACAATATTGCTGTTACCATTTTCTCCGACATCAGCATCAATATACATGAGCATACTGGCGGGTAATGTTGCAGGGTCAATAGATCTTAGGATATTATTCTGATCTGCATACTTAGTTGTTTTACCACGTAGTTTTGTACGTAGAGTTTTGTACACACCGTCACATAATCTTTTGAAACCTGTCTCAGCAAACCTACGAGCCATATACTGGATACGTACTTGTGCGGCTGACATAGCTTTTTGCATCTTTTCTTCGGAATTACCTGATACATACAAAGTATCATTTAATCCTTGAGCTGCTTTACCCATACCTGTGGCCTGTTCTTTATGAACCTGTAAGAATTCCATCAAAGGAACTGTTCCTGCGCTGATAGCATCAGGGGTCATAGAAGATACAGCAGTTTGAGGGTTGCCATTAGTAGCAATAATCTGTTTTGGCTTCATGTTCTGAAGAGCACTGAAGTCAACAACGTTAGGGTCAGCTAATTTAGGAGAATAATTTGTCAGATATACGTTTTCTACGAATCCGCGAAGGATAGCTGTTGAAGCCAGAGTAGAAGGACGCACCATATCAGCAACACTGATACCAAAGAACTCATGAGGTACTTCAAAGGGACACAAAGTTGCCAAAGGAATCATATCACAATCTTCTTCAAGAAGAATGGTAGACCCAGCAATAATAAAGTGTTTTAATTCGGCAATACCGTCACCATCTCGGTCAACACGTAGCCAACATTCGATAACTGTCAGTTGTCTGTTTGCCTCTGAAGGGAAAAGTTCCCTTGAATTTCCCCCTAGCCAGTACTCTTCACCAACTAATCTTTTACGGGCCGCTTGTTCTTCAGTATATTTGGTTGCCCAATCATAACTGCCATCTCCAATTGAATCCCAGTCGATGTTCTCTGCTATTTCAGGGAAAAACTTTCTGACCTCTGAACGAGTCATGTCAATTTGAATACCAACGAAGGCAGCATCATCAAGTGAATGTGCATCTCGGGTTATTCGGAAACATTCTGGGTGTACATTTTTAATTAACACCCGTGTTTTGTTAGTTTTTCTTTTAAGACGTACATTGTTGTACACCACCTTATAGTTCGACACACCATTGTCGTCTATATAGGGTTTTTGTTCGTAATTTAGTTCATTAATGACTTCAACTTCAGGGTCTGCCAAGATTAAATCAAGGTTTTCTTGATCAATAGAGTCATATTCTTCGAAATTATAGTCAAAATCTTCAATAAAATCCCATCTGATAATACTATTTTTCCATAGTAAACTTGATTTAATCCATGTATTAAGCACTTCCCATCCAGGGTTTTGTTTAAACAAGGTATAGTTAACTAAGTCAGAGGCTACTTTAGCCTGATGGTATCCTGTGGGGGTAGATTCTACAGGTAAGAATCGAGCTAGTTTGTTATTATTTAACATCAGCTCAGAGATAATAGCTGTATAACCTTCAATGGCTTCCACTGTGTCTGATGAAACAATCTGAGATACCCCTTGAGGTGTCAGATGGTAGTTAGGCATCATGCCATACTCATAAGTAGCCTTTTGCCTCTCACGGGCAAGGTCACTAGAGTTAAGGAAGTCACCTACAGAGTTCATCACACCCTGCTCAATCATAGCTAAAAGCTCAGGATCGTCTACTGGTTCTTTATATCTATCCGTAAAACGAATAGGAGTTGTTGTATTGTCCATTATAAACCTTTATGTTCAATCATTCAGTCAAGGGAGTATTCTTTACCCAATAGATGCTACTACTTTTATTCCTACCATGAGTAGCCAACAGTCAGACACAAGGGAATATTTACCATTTAACCTTGTTAGCCCAATATGCCGCTGAGAGTGGCCCTCGGGCAATATCTTTTGCCATTCGAGCTTTGAATGCATCACTTCGAGCTGAACCGTCAGGACTGCCCTCAGTACCTTGTTGACCAAACCTAATGGTCTTAATAGTACCCCCACTTTTAGCTACTACAATGTGGCTCTTGGTAGGGTGACCAGGTGTCTTTTTAGGTTTATTAAAACCAGATACACCAGCTCTTTCAAGTCTTGAATCTTTTTCCATGTTTACCTCTTAGGCATAAAGTCTTTGGGGATCTTTTCCCCAATTTTTTCTTTAGGGTCAAGAAGTTTAGGAGCGGGTCTTGTTTTTAAAATACCCTGTAGTTGTTCTTTTTGTTTTGAGTCCAGTGTTTTACTAATCATTATTTTTTCTTCTTAGATGTTTTAGCAGAATCTTTAAAGGCCTCGTCAGTAGGAGCACCTCTAGTTCCAACTTTTCTCATTTTTTCGCCAGAGCCTTCAGAAATTCTTTTCTTCTTGGCATTGATATTATCATACAATCCTGGTTTGTTAGCCATTATTTTTTCCTATTGTTCATATTTAACTTGGTATCAGGTTCTACTTCTTTCATGTAGTTCATAAGTTGGTCAAGAGAATGTGTGTGCCTCAACATTGTTGATGACGGAGTATAAACATCTTTCTTACCTTCTTTAGACCAGTATCCCCCTTCATACTTTCCCCAAGGAGCTGGTGAACCATGATACCTGGATTCGTTACTAAAAGTTGGATGATTAGGTTTTTTATAAGCATCAGACCCATGACCGTTTCCTTCATGTTCTTTATTCTTATATGCGCCCCTAAGATCATAATCTATTAAATCATCACCTTTACCGCTTTTCTTTACCCAACCTTGAAATTGAACTTCTTCCTGAGGACTTAATTCAGTATTAAATTTATTCTTAAAATACTCGTCATCTAAAGGTTGGCTTAACGGCCCCCCTGCAAGCATAGGAATGATTTGTTCATGTTCCATAGTTAATTTACCTTTATATCCAGGTAGTTTCTACCTGTTTAAAACTAGCAGACTTTTGTGAAAAAGGTACGTTAGTTGTTGTTAGTTTATCTCCGTGTGTCCGTATAACTTCTAATGCTATAGCTAAAGCAATTACAGTATCATCATTATGACCTACAATCGCATTTGTCCTACCTGAGTCATCAGCAACATAATTCATCAATTCTGAGATCATTACCCTTGAAGGTATCCATATCTCTTCATTCTCAATGGCATTCTTCAGGAATCCAATAATAGCAGGTTTTGAGGATGTTGTTGTTCTCCAACCCATCCGGGAACCTTCTTCTTTGGATACATTAGCCATCTTTGTTTGATAGTACATATTGACATAACCCATTTGGGCCAGTCTATTTAATGTTGCAATACCCATACTGTTTGACTCAACAGCTAACAAAGCATTGTTGTAGTACCTGCCTAAGTAAAATAGTAGATCTCCAAATTGGGATGGATCTATTATGTTATTTCTGTATAAGGCACATACTTCTTTTTCACTATTTAAGACAACTGCTGTTGAATAGTCCCTGCCTACCCCTAAGGATACATCCGCAGCAATAGCAAATGATTGATCAAAAGAGGGATACTTGTATATCTCAATAGAGCCATGATGAGCATCTTCCATAAGAGAACTTACAAAGTTAAATTCCTTCTGGCCCATCACAGGTTGAGGTATAAGGTTATTTAATTTTTCAATATTAAATACGTTAGCCCCTGAAACAACAAAGGCCTCTTCAGGTGTAGAAGGATATTCTTGACGAAACTTACTCTCTCCACTCTCAGCTATCTTTAATCTTCTCCAGTACAATTGATCATTGTTAAGGTCAAACCTCGTAATTAAGATCTGTTCTTCAGGTGATACCTCAAAACTCTCAGGGGCAGCTCTGGTATATTCCTTGGTTAAAAACCATGGGATAAATATCGGGATATACCCGTTAATACCCTCAACCGCACCCTTCCACAACCTGTGAAAAGAGTTCCCCACACCGTTAGCTGTACTTTCAAGAATAACTTCTGTACCTTCTGCTTCTGAAATCCCCTGGAATAGTCCTGAGAGAATCCTTTCGTCATGTAACCAGAAAGCTACTTCTGAAAGATGTGCAATAGTTGGTGTAGTCCCCCTACCTGCGTCAGGAGAACCAGCAGTATATAACCTATATCCAGAATCATTATGCTCAAACATAATCTCTTTGGCATTGGACTTCTTAAACTTAGGTCTGAATTCATCAGACATATTGTCAATAGTATTTCTACTCATTGAAAAGAGAGCGTCACTGGTGGCACTGTCATGAGCCATAACTACACTCTTGTTGAATTCGTTAAAGTATGACTTCCAAAATACCCTACCAG